TAAAGATTTAGTAAATGACTTTTATTTGACAAGAAAAGGTAGGGGAGCTTTTCCATCAGCATATTCTTACGAATGCAAAGAATGTACAAAAGAAAGAACGGTTAAAACAAGAAAGGAAAAGAAAGGTATCTTTACAGTAAATGTGTGGGAATACCCAGATTGGTAGATGTTCATGGACGGCTTCCCCAATGAAAGTAGATTTTTTAATAAATAATTTCAGAATAATTCTGGATAGCACGGAGAATAAAGATGCCGCTAAATTTAGCATCTCCTGGAATTGTAGTAAGAGAAGTTGATTTAACAGTAGGAAGAGTCGATCCTACTTCAGATTCTGTTGGCGCTCTCGTTGCACCTTTTGCACAAGGACCTGTTGGGTCACCAGCTTTAATTTTAAATGAAAGCGACTTACTTAACACCTTTGGACAACCATATTCCACAGATAAGCATTACGAGCATTGGATGGTAGCTTCATCCTATCTTGCTTATGGTGGATCTCTGAGAGTTGTCAGAGCAGATGATACTGGATTAAAAAATGCCTGTGCAGGAGCAGGAACCACCAATTCAAGTATCAAAATTAAAAGTGAAGAGCATTATAACCAACTTGGTTATGATGAAAATACTATTTCTAACTTTACAGTGGTTGCAAAAAACCCTGGAACTTGGGCTAACGGCATAAAAGTTGCACTTTTAGATGCCAAAGCAGATCAAACTCTGGGAATTGTAACTAGTGGTCTTGCAGTTGGATATGGTATAACTCAAGCAATCACATCAGTTTTACCTGGTGCGGGGACAACCTCCGTTTTAGGTGGAGCTTTAAAAGGCATTATCACAGGAATAGGTGTTAGTTCCATTGATGTTAAAGTTCTAAGCTATACTCCAACTGGAGGAACTGAAACAAATGTTGATTATCAACCAAGTGGAGTTTATTATTTTGGAACAACTGGTAACTTAACTGTTACCAACAATTCAAATGTTGGTGTTGCAACAACATCCGTTCTTTCTCAAACTGACTGGTTTAATAACCAATCAATAACTCTTTCAAATAGCACAATTGCTTGGAACACCCTCGCAAATAGACCTTCAACTTCAGCATATGCTGCTGCAAGGGGTGGAAGATTCGACGAGGTTCATGTTGTCGTTATTGATGATACTGGATCAGTTACTGGAAATGCTGGAACCATTCTTGAGAAGCATCTATCACTATCAAAAGCAAAAGATGGAGAGTTTTCTTTAGGTTCACCATCCTACTGGAGAAAGTATCTTGCAACTAACTCAAGATATATTTTCGGTGGATCTGCTCCAGCAGGAATTGTTACAACAGGATTTGCTTCCACAACTGGATATACTCTTGCAGTTGGCACTTCTTGGGATCAAAACGCAAGTGGAGTTAACTTTGCATCAGTTGGTTCAAATACATTAACATTAACAACTGGAACAAACTACGGTGGAAAAACAGGCATCACATCAACTGGTGCTTTATCATCTGGTCTTGATGACATTGTTTCTGGATATGGTTTATTTGAAAATACAGAAAATTATGAAGTTGATTTCATCCTGATGGGTTCTGCAAACTATGAAAAAGAAACTGCTCAAGCACTTGCCAACAAGTGTATTGCAGTTGCTGAAGCTAGAAAAGATGCTATTGCATTCATCTCACCATATAGAAAAGCATTCTTGAATGACTCTGCAGTAGGAACTGTAACGGTAAACTCTGATGACACTATCACCGATAATGTTATTGGTTTTTATGCTCCAATAACTTCATCTACTTATGCAGTATTTGATAGTGGATACAAGTACATGTATGATAGATTCAATGATGTATTCAGATATGTTCCCCTGAATGGAGACGTTGCAGGAACTTGTGCTAGAAATGACATTAATAACTTCCCATGGTTCTCTCCTGCTGGAACTTCAAGAGGTGCTATTTTAAATGCAGTAAAACTAGCATACAATCCTGGAAAAGTTCAAAGAGATAAACTCTATTCAAATAGAGTTAACCCAGTTATCTTCTCACCTGGAGATGGTATTGTTCTCTTTGGCGATAAAACTGGATTCGGTAAGTCTTCAGCATTTGATAGAATTAACGTTCGTCGTCTATTCATCTATCTTGAAGATGCTATCGCTGCAGCAGCTAAAGACCAACTGTTTGAATTCAACGATGAAATTACAAGAACAAACTTTGTAAACATTGTTGAACCATTCCTTCGTGACGTTCAGTCTAAGAGAGGAATTTTTGATTATGTTGTTATTTGTGATGAAACAAATAACACTGCTGCTATTATTGATAATAACGAGTTTGTAGCTGACATCTACATTAAACCAAATAGATCTATCAACTTTATTGGTTTAACCTTTGTTGCCACCAGAACTGGCGTTTCTTTTGAAGAAATTATTGGTAACGTTTAATCAAACTTAGAGGTATAACAAACAATGGCAACCAGAAATCAATTAAATCCACCCCCACTAAGAAAGATTACTGACTTCAAAAGTAAGTTAACTGGTGGTGGCGCTCGCGCCAATCTGTTCGAAGTCGTAATGACTTTTCCAGATTCTGCTCAACCAGGAACAGTAGTTCTTGATAAAATTAGATTCTTAGCAAAAGCAGCGAATCTTCCCGCATCAAATGTAGCTCAAATTGAAGTTCCTTTTAGAGGGAGAGTTTTAAAAATTGCTGGAGACAGAACATTTGATACTTGGACTATTACGGTCATCAATGACACCGACTTTTCAATCCGTTCTGCATTTGAGAACTGGATGAATAAAATGAACAGAGTTTCTGATAACACTGGTCTTACAAATCCAGCTGACTATCAGTCAGATGCTTATGTTTATCAACTTGATAGAAATGGTGGCACATTGAGACAGTATCATTTCTATGATATTTTCCCAACACAAGTAACACCTATTGAACTTTCATATGATGCTCAAGGTATTGAAGAATTCCAGGTTGAACTTCAAGTTCAATGGTGGGAAGCAGTTAAAGGAACTGCTGAAAATGCAGGTGGTGACGACATTAACTAAATAGTAGATAATAAGAGTTTAACTTTATAATATGGCAAAACTTTTTGGTTTTTCTATTGAGGATACAAGTCCAAAGTCACCTTCAGTAGTATCCCCCGTTCCTCAAACCAATGAGGACGGGGTTGATAATTATATTGCCAGCGGTTTTTATGGTCAATATCTTGATATTGAAGGTGTATACAGAACTGAACACGATTTAATCAGAAGATATAGAGAAATGGCATTACACCCAGAGTGTGATAATGCCATTGAAGATGTTGTCAATGAAGCAATTGTAAGTGACTTATATGATTCACCAGTAGAAATTGAACTGTCAAATTTAAATGCTAGCGACAGACTTAAAAAAATAATTAGAGAAGAATTTAGAAATATTAAAGAAATCATGGACTTTGATCGAAAGTCCCATGAAATTTTTAGAAATTGGTATGTTGACGGTAGACTATACTATCTCAAAGTTATTGATGTCAAATCTCCACAAGAAGGAATAAAAGAACTTCGTTTCATTGATCCAATGAAAATGAAGTTTATTCGTCAAGAAAAGAAATCCAATAAAAAAGATTTTCTAACAGTATCTAAACAGGACGATACAAAAATTGTAACTCCAGATATTGAAGAATATTATCTTTACACACCAACTCCAAACTATCCAACTGGTATCTTTTCTTCAAGTGCATCGCAAAAAGGATCAATAAAAATTGCAAAAGATTCAATTACATATGTAAGTTCTGGTCTTGTAGATAGAAACAAGGGAACTGTTCTTTCGTATTTACATAAAGCAATTAAAGCACTTAACCAGTTGAGAATGATTGAAGATTCTCTGGTTATCTATAGACTATCAAGAGCACCAGAAAGAAGAATTTTCTACATTGATGTTGGTAATCTGCCAAAGGTAAAAGCAGAGCAATATCTGAAAGAGGTTATGTCTCGCTATAGAAATAAACTTGTTTATGATGCTTCAACTGGTGAAGTCCGTGATGACCGCAAGTTTATGAGTATGCTTGAGGACTTCTGGCTTCCAAGAAGAGAGGGTGGTAGAGGAACTGAAATTTCAACCCTCCCAGGTGGTCAAAACCTTGGAGAACTTAGCGACGTTGAATATTTCCAGAAAAAACTTTATAGAGCACTTGGAGTTCCCGAGTCCAGAATCGCTTCCGATGGTGGATTTAACTTAGGTCGCTCTTCTGAAATTTTACGCGATGAACTTAAGTTTTCAAAATTTGTAGGACGTTTGAGAAAGAGATTTGCTCAAATGTTCAATGATATGTTGAGAACTCAGTTAATTCTGAAAAATGTAATTACTCCAGAAGACTGGGATATTATGAGTGATCATATTCAATATGATTTCTTATATGATAACCAGTTTGCTGAATTAAAAGAATCTGAACTTATTAATAACAGACTTACAACACTGGCAACTATTGAACCATATATTGGTAAGTATTATTCAACTGAATATGTAAGAAAGAGAATTCTTCGTCAAACAGATTCTGAAATTATTGAAATTGATGAGCAAATTGAAGATGAAATTGAAAAAGGTATTATTCCAGATCCATCTCAAGTAGATCCAATTACTGGCGAACCATTACCTCAAGCTGGGGAAGGTTCTGGAATGGAAGGAATGGGTCAGGACGTAATGGGAATGGGTCAAGTTCCACAAGAACCAAATCTTGATGCACAAGGAGCAGCAACGGATGCTCAAATGCAAAAAGATACCAAAAAGGCTGAGATATAAATAGAAAATATATCTCTCAATTTTTTATGGAAAATATCATAGACTTGATTGCAACTGATGCGGCAGCTGCCGAAATTAGTGATAACATTAAAAATGCATTGTTTGCAAAGGCTGCAGAAAGAATCGAAGCAATTAGACCTATTGTAGCAACATCAATGTTTGACAATGATGAATCTGAAGGGGAAACCGAGGAAGAATAATGATCACTAAAATTGTTACAACAGAAGTAAACACACCAACAACTGCAGGCACTGCATCCAGTATTAGTGATGCAACTTGTGTTCGTTTATATAATAATACTGCAGGAATTGTTACTGTTGGTGTTAGCACCATAGTTGGCGCAGCGTCAACAAATTATTTTGCAATACCAGGAGGAACGGTTGAGTTTTTAGCAAAACCAGCTTCTGATGTTATTTGGTCTAGTACTGCAATTAAAGCAAATAAAGTAGCATTCACAAACTAAAATGAAACTTATCACAGAAGAAGTCTCAAAAGTAGAGTTCATTACCGAAGGCAAAGGTGCCGATAAGAAGTCCTATATTAAGGGCATTTTCTTACAAGCAGAGCAAGTTAATCGTAACGGAAGAATGTACCCTCTTTCTATTATGGAAAGAGAGGTTAATCGTTACAATGAAAACTTCGTTGCTAAAGGTCGTGCTCTTGGTGAACTTGGTCACCCAGACGGACCAACCGTAAACCTTGATAGAGTTTCACATAAAATTTGTGAACTTGCTAGAGATGGAAATAATTTCATCGGTAAGGCACAACTTCTTGAAACTCCTATGGGTAAGATTGCCAAATCTCTTATTAGTGAAGGGGTTATGTTAGGCGTTTCTTCTCGTGGTGTTGGTTCACTCAAAATGACCAATGAGGGTCATAAAGTAGTCGGTGAAGATTTTAT